GGCATCAACTGCGTTCGCACTTGTGCGACTTCTCCAAGCAAAACCGCACTCAGTGCAGGTGACAATTTTTGCTGTAGTCCAACGTCCAGTTGTATCTAGTTGAGCAATAGAAGTTTCTAGTTTGTTTGGTCGTGCAGTGCAGTATGGACAATTCGGGAATCTGCGTCGTCTAGTTTCTTCTCCTAGATATGAAACAGATAGCGTTCTGCGAATTTCAACTTCATCTTTTCCTCCCCAGATTCCCCATATTTGACGATGCTCAAGAGCCCACTGTAAGCACTGTGAACGCACAGGGCAGGAGAAGCAAAGGTTCTTAGCCGTATATTTTTGAGAGAAATCTTGGGAGAAAAAGTGGTCTATGTATGTCCGATTTTCAGGAAGAGCGCATAGAGCATTGCGTTGCCACTCTAGATTGTTTACTGGTTTCCACACATAGGTAACTCTACTCTAATAGTCTATAAAACTATCGACTAAACACACTATTACTTTATTTGTCTATTTCGGCCCAAGTTACTGGTTGAATGTTTTCTAATATATCACCATAATCACTTTCGCCAAGTTCATCGCAAGCAATTAGTTCAAAATCTGCTTCTAGAACTCCAGCCCACCCACTACTAACAATTCCCTTATCTACTGCCTTAAAAGCATCTCCTAGGCCGTCGCAGACCCCGTCTCGTTGAAGGGCAGAGGCTAGTGCACGTTTGACTAATTCATTTTCTATATCAATGTGCTCAACGGTGTAATACACAACTGAGTCAGGTTTCTGGAAAGAGTATCCAGAGCCGTCCCACTCAATCCACAACTCTTGTCCTGGTCTTGCGTCTTTTGCCACTACTACCCTAACTATTCGTCGTCTATAACGTTATCTAATTTGAACTCAAAGTTCTTTTCCGAGTCTTCGCCAAAAAAGTACACCGTCTGTGGGTCTACCAAGGTGTAGATACCAGCAATAGTAACTGTGCCACACATACAACATATTTCAACAGATCCGTGGTCGATAATCTCTGGGCTATCTACCCCAATCAATTTCATCAGGATACTTCCAGATTCATTCATACTCTCTGGCTCCCAACGAGAGTGCTCATCTAGCCAGCACATCTCGCATACTGCCATGGGTACTTGAACAGGTTCGGCTGCCATAGATTAATTCTAGTTCCTTTTATTATCCTAGATTTGTTGCTATACCACCAACAACAATCCCTTTACGTCTTCTAATGGCGTTCCTGTCCTCAGGGCTAAGTCCTCCCCAGAAGCCAAAAGATTCATACTTTATGGCCCACTCTCCACACTCAGAGAGGTGAACACATGAATTGCATAATTGCTTTGCTACTGCGTAGTCAGAAACAGATGGCAGGATAGACCTATCATCTTTGTCTTCTAAGTAGAAGAAACTTGCTCCAACTTCGGCACACAGCGGTTGATTAAAAGTCCAAGGCTCCTTAGCCACAAAATACCCTTCCCAAGCATTTGATTACTTATTTTTGTTTTCAAGCGCTCCTACTTCATAACCGCAACCTGCGTATCCAGCAATATCAATCCATGTGTCAGGTTGATATCCAGACTTAGATGCGTAGCGGGCAACCTTTAGCCCTACCATCATCATCGCAACGTCTTCATTACTTATGGGAATTCCAAGAATTACGGACCAAATCTTTGCTGTTCTATCAAAATTATCTTCAGGTGGTCCGTATTGTTTATTGCGGTCACTAGAAATAATTTTTGCTGCTTCTCTAAGGGCTTCAACCCGTAAAGGATTTTGTTCTGGTAAAGAACTATCTGTTGTCATTTTTTATCCTCGCTATAACTTCTACTAGATAACTTTTGCCTTCTTCTGCGTCAGTAACCGTTGTTTCATAGTTAACATACCTTAGTGGGTCTTCGGAGTCGTTGTCTACAAATGAAGAAATCTTTTCCTTAATTGTGTCTAATATTTCTTCCTTATTATCAGCAAGAAAATTAAACTTGTAAGTTATAGAATTCATTGTTATACCAGTTTTTCTAGATTTTCTGGCTTGAAGTGCGCCCCATCTAGAACAGGAGTTTTACCATCGTCTGTCTTAACAATGATGTCTCCATAGCGAACTCCGACAACTCTGCCTCTGCGACCATTCATCTTTGCTTTACCAGACTCGTCATCAAATGCGTTAAAGGATACTCTCACAGTGTCAGCCACCTTGAGCGCTCCCGCTTGAGCCTTTACCCATTTTTCATTTTTATCTTCAGGTACAAGGGCATGACCTTGGGCAAGTTTTCCAAAAATATCAATAATCTCTTTTGAGTTACTGATTTTCATAGACTTGTTCTTTTCTTTAATCTGTTCCCAGACTTCTAATAACTTGAGTACAGAGTCGCCAACAGCCTTTTTAGTTTTGTTCTGAGTAAGTTGTTCTTTTACCCAGTCCATATCTGTATCGGACATTTTTCCTCCTTCTAGTTTGTGTATGTTTTTTGGAGCAACACGTTGCCCAAATTTTCCTTGACATTAGACCAAGATGGCAGTGTTTCTATGTATAACTCTTTTTGCCGTCTTGCTAATTCAAGTCTTTGTTCTGGTGTCATAGCCTCAATCGCTGCTGGAAGCATTGACCATTCGCTACCCAAGTGAACAGTCTGACGCCAGTCAGTTGCTACAGGTACGCCCACAAAGAGCGCCTGAGACAGGCTAGGAAGCCACCAAGGGTTTCCATCTTTGTAGACTGAGATAAGGGCTCCAATAGAGTTATCTAGGCGCTCTAAGATGCTTTCATTTGCTTCCCACTTGCTCTGTCTGTAATTTACAACAGGCTTAGTAATATTTTCAAGTGTCCTGCCAGACCATTTAGTTTTTTGATTATCCAAACACCAATAATCTCCGTCAACTAACTTGGTTCTATAGCGTTGAATCTCCAAAAGCACTGAATCTGGGGCAACTAGAAACAACTTGTTGTTGTCTATTGTTGGTATGTATTTAGATATAACCTCTGATTTAGACCAAGGGTATGAAGGAATAATAGTTTTAGGCCAGGCTTCTGTGTATAACTTAGTTAGCCCAGAAAAGATATTGGCATAGTTTTCTTTTTCTAGAGCCTGATTGTATTCACGCTTCTTTGAATAGAAGGGTTTTACTAAAGATTGTGGGTTGAGGTATATCTCTCTGAGACCAGCATAGATTTTGTGTGGGTCTGGGGTGTCTACAAATAGAGAAAGATTGCCTAGTTCAGATGCGTGTTTAATGACGGAAAGTGCGCCATAAATTCTATGTGAGGTTACATTTGTTGGCGAAGATACTCCAACAATTACTGAGTCAAATTGAGATAAATACTCTTTGTCGTGTGTCACTGACGGGCTGTCCCAAACAACTTCGCATCCAAGTTCGGTAAGAGCCATATTAATAATTCCAGCAAAGGAAGGCGTCTTTTCGTTAGAGTATTTAGATGCGTGTGACGCTGTGCATCCAGTAAGAAATACTTTCATCGGCCCCTCCTTCTTTAAGGATTATTAGGTGTTGCACTTACTGTCTTATAAGCGCAACACCTAATAACCGCATTATTTATTTAGAACGGTGCTGTTGGTGCAGCGGATACTGCTGATGGCGCTGGAGCAGGTGCTGGCGCTGGTGCAGGAGCAGGAGCAGGAGCAGGTGCAGCGGCACTAACTGGTGCTGCTGTTGTTTGTGCAACTGCTGGATAGTAGTTCTTGATTTCGTTTTTCTTTTGTCCTTGCCAAGTACGTGTTCCTACTTGAGCACGGAAGCGACGACCAACAATAATTTGCTCAATCTGAGCATTTGATGGCTGTGGCTGTTGCATGAAGTATTCCTTTGGCAGACCAAGAGCGTGCATCTTCTTGAAGAAGATACCTAACGCTGCTTGACTGTCTGGAGATACAACGAGATTGTCCCAAACAAGACGCTTATTGTGAGCACCGCCCTCAACCTGTGCCTTGACTGCGAACATGGTTTTGCCGCTCTGTGAAACCTTTGCTGTTGCTTCAAGGACTACTAAATCGTAGTCACCATCTGGCAGAGCATCGTAGGTTCCAGTTTCGCCGGCTTCCTTGATGAGATCGCTCCAATTGAGAGTACTCACTCTGTTACCTCTTTCTTAGTTGTTGTTGTTGCTGTTTGTCGTGGTCCGAAAATCATGTCTAACATTCGGTCAACTGACAAATTTTCCTGTTCAACGATTGCGCCGAGGCGTCCTTGGACACGCTCACCCGCTTCGTATTCGTTTGTACGTTCAACATACATACGTCGCACCTTTTGTGGTGCTTGCATAGGGTCAATGCTTTGGTGTTGCTCCAAAGTTATAGCCCCAAGAATGTCGTAGAAGTATGGTGCTTGAATCTGCAATTGACCTTGTAGGTAAGGACGATGACGCCCATCCTGTGAGGTCTTTGACATTGCTGTAAGCACTACTGCTTCTAACGGATTGGTTGGATGCATTGTTAAATCTCGCAAGTCCCGGAGAAGACCACCCATGTGGCGAAGTAATTCGCCCCACTGTTGCATCTTCATTTGCTCAGTTCCAGCAATACTGTCCATACATTTAACTTGGAGTTCAGAGATTGAGTCAATAATCAAACTCTTGAAGTGATGCTTTCCAAGTTGTAGCCATTGATATGTTTTGATAACTGTGTCGTAGTCACGAACTTGAACTACAACCGTATCCCAACTTCCATCTGCGATTGGTGGTTCTTCTCGCAGTGGGTCCCAGTACTTGACAACGATAGGCAGGAATCGGTGCCCGCCTTCAACGTCAAGCATTAGGCGAGGATATGGTGCAGTTACAGCAAATGTTGATTTACCAACCTTGCTTTCCCCGTAAACCATAACCGTTAGAGAGCGTTGAATTTCGCCCATTGTCACTCGCTTCCTGTTTTGTCTGTGTCATAGTATGCATAAGGATCTTTTTCCTCATACGAATCGCTAAGTGCTTGTTCAACGGCGCTTCCGTCATCAAACATTGGGCATATAGCGAAGAATTGGCATTTCCACTTACAATCTCTACTGGCTCGTGGATATACATGGAACGCAGGATTTTCTCCAGCGTCTAGTGCTGTTCTGATTCTCATTAGGTCAGCAATAGTTCCGTGAATGCGTTGCCAGAAAGAACGCATTGTGAAGATATTGTGCCTAATCTCAACGTGGTCATAGAAGGGTGGCTTTGCTGCCGCAGTTCTACGTACCTTCTTTAGGAGAGTAAAGATTCCGCCCTCCGAGCGCTCTTTCTCATCAAACTTTGAAGACTCTAAAAGCATATAAGTCATAACTTGCTCATTCATATGAGCCATACTTGAGAACTCAGATAGCGAGCCACCAACAGTTTTGAAGTCGCGGAACAAGCGAACACCGTCTGCCTTGCGACGAACACGCATATCAAGTTTTCCTTGAAGTTCTACAGCGCCATTGAATAATGGAGCAACAATCTTTTCTTCAGTAGAAATCATTTCAAGTTCAGCATCAATTCCGTTTTCTTCTACCCATTGCTCATAACCTTCAAGCATTATGCGACCAAGTTCTGCTTCTGTCTCTAAGTCATTGACATCTCTAAAATCAGCAAGAAGAAGTTGCTTATCTTTTTCTACAAGGTCTGAGTGCGCCTGTAGTAAAGGAGTTCCTTGAGCATAGTGAGCATCTAAGGCTGCGTGGATACGAGTTCCAAGTGCTAGAGCACCTGTCATATCTTTTTGCTTTGGCTGTAGACGACGATAGTAATTAAGCCACCAACGTCTGCGACAATCTTTGAATGTCTGTAATTCTGAGTTTGAAAGTCTTATGATTTCACTCATAAC